TCGACGACTACAAGGAGCAGCAATGAGCACCGAAATCACCGACTACGACACCAGCGAATACCTCGAAAACGAACAGGACATCATCGCCTACCTCAACGCCATAGCCGAATACGACGACCCCGCACTCATGCAGGCCGCACTCGGCAACGTCGCCAAGGCTCGAGGCATGACCCAGATCGCCAAGGACGCGGGCGTGGGGCGCGAAAGCCTCTACAAAAGCCTCAGCAAGGACGGAAACCCCAGCTTCCAGACCATCGCCAAGGTAATCCACGCCCTCGGCGGACGCCTCACCATCCAAGCCGCCTGAAAAAACAAAACACAGACAGGAGTAGGGTGAATCCACCCCGTGGTATACTCCGTATCAGGATAAGTGTGAAAGCCTCTGGGATAAACATCTCAGGGGCTTTACTCATATCCACCTATGCGCGTAGCTCAGCAGGTAGAGCAGCGGTCTCCAAAACCGCAGGTCGTTGGATCGAAGCCAACCGCGTATGCCACGGCTTGCGTACGGTAGAGGCCTAACCGGCCATAGCAGCGACTGCTAGGGCGCAATCACAACAGAGCGCAAAGCTCGGGTTGCCGCGAATTCGAATCTCGCCCAAGCCACCAACCACCACACAGGATGGGGAACATGAGCAACAAGGCAGGCTCAGGCAGATACCAAAATGGAGCAGCCCGCCGCAAATGCAAAGCCCGACACATCGCGGCCGAAGGACCAATACCAATCTGCCCACTGTGCGGCAAGCCCATAGACCTCACACTCAAAACACCACACCCACTCAGCTGCGAACTCGATGAGATCATCCCATACAGCCGAGGAGGCTCGCCAACCAGCTATGACAACACACAACTCACACACAGAATCTGCAACCAGCGAAAAAGCAACAAAATCACCACCAACACCACAGGCCACCAAAACACAAAACAACAACCACAAAACACCATCCCGATCAGCCGCCAATGGTAACCGGGGGCCAACCCCTCCCCCTCCCATGCAAGGCTCCCCACAGGTCATAGCGCCTGCATCCCCCCGCAACCCGTGTGACTCTTCGCACGTTTGGTCGCTGGGGTGCCTGCGTGGGCCTGTGAGAGCCGTTCCGGCATGGTTTTGATGGTTTTGTCCCGTTGTTTTCCGAGGCTGTTACGTTTGATTCTCGGCAATATTGATATGTCACGAAATTATGGTTGCATTCCGTTGGAATATATGATATAGTTACAACTATGGTCAACCAATGCAGGAATTGCGGCCATTTCATCCAATCCACACCAAACCCTAGGCGTCCGAGACTGTTTTGCTCGGACAGATGCCGCAAGGCGTGGAGCCGCAAACATCAATTACCCGAAGAGCTCAAGTCGCTGCCCCGTTGGGTGCGCGCCGTCGGTAAGCGTCCGATCCAGTGTGATGGGTCGCCGGCCAGTTCGACCGACCCCGATACCTGGGCATCATATTCGGAGACCATGCATTCCAAAGCCGGTGACGGCTACGGTATCATGCTCGGCGATGGGCTCGCGTGCTGGGATTTCGACCATGTGGACCCCGCTGACCCGCCCGCGCAGGCGGTGGAACTGTTGTCCGAAGCGATCTATGCGGAGGTTTCGACCAGTGGACATGGTTTGCATGTGTTCGTCCGTTCGTCGGAGCCGAGTTTCCGGCGTGACGGCGTCGAGTTCTATTCGCATTCGCGGTTCATCCGCATGACGGGGAGGAGGTGGCCGAAGTGACCACGGTTATTCGCAATCAGGGCACGAGTCTCGCGGTGCGTGAGAAGCTCGCCGCCGAAGGCAAGTCCGTGCTGTTGGCGTTTTCGTGCGGCAAGGATTCTATTGCCGTGTGGCTGGCGATGAAGGACATGGGCATCGAGGTTATCCCCGCGTACCTCTACTATGTGCCCGGCTTGAGGTTCGTGGACGAGGAACTTGATTATTTCGAGCAGAAATTCCAGACCAGGATCAAGCGCTATCCGCATCCGTCGCTGTACCGGTGGCTGAACAATGCGGTGTTTCAGGCTCCCGAACGGTTGAGGTTTATCGAGGCGGCGCGTTTGCCGGAGCCGTCGTATGAGCAGATGTGGGATTTCATTCGCGCCGACATCGGCTTGGATAAGAGCACGTGGTGTGCGGATGGTGTGCGTGCGGCCGATTCGATTCAGCGTCGCGGCGCGTTCGTCCAGTACGGGTACTGGCGGCGCAACCTCAAGAAGGTCAGCCCTATCGGGGATTGGCTCAAGGGCGAGGTATTGGACTGCATTCGCGGGCATCATATCGAGCTGCCGTGTGATTACGCGTGGTTCGGCCGCTCGTTCGATGGCATCGACAAGCGTTTCACCAAGGTTCTCAAGGACAAGGCACCGGACGATTACGCGACGCTGCTTGAATGGTTCCCTTTGTTGGAGGTGGATCATGTCAGGTGATTTCAGATTCGATTTTTCCAAGAAATTCAAGGGCAAGCGTGTGCAGCCGGTGCCGGAGAATCTGGACGAGAACGCGAGGGAATACCGCGAGCGTGCCCGTGCGGAGCGCAAGCGGTTCGTGGATGCGACCGACACCGAATTCTGGTTGTGCCTGTGCTTCCCCTCCACCGCCGAGATGACGCGGTGGCGTGAGCGGTTTGGTTTCGGCGAGGAACACCGGATTTATGCGTACCGTGACATCGCTGACAGGCTTGCCCCGTCCAAGCCGGCCAGGTCGTCTGCCGTGGCGTTCGGTGCCGGTGTGGGTTTCGCCGGCGGTCTCGGTTTCGCGGAGAAGACACCCGACCCGCTCGCCGGGGTCGAGTACACCGATGATCTGGAAAAGGATTGTCTCGCCGAGTTCGCCGCCCTGCACAAGGCGCTGGTTTCGGCTCGCAGCCCGGAAAAGATTGTCGAGCCGACCGATTCCGAACACTGGTTCGCCATCGCGTTCCCGTTGCGCGACGATAAAGACTCTTTCCTTGCCGAGTATGGTCTTCGCAAACTCGGAGATAAATACCTCGATGGTATGGCCGTAGCTCGGAAGCTGGGAGGTGAGTTATGAGGCGAGTCCGTTATGCGAGCACCAACGATATCCGCTATACGGGGTATGGGCGTCGCTCTTCCGGTTCATCCGGTGGCGGTGTGTCCGCCCTGCGTGTGAGTGCGTCCCGTTCCGCGTCGCGATCGAGCGGATCGTGAACCGGTAAACAATATTTTTTTCGTTCAAGCCGTCCCTATGTGGCGGCTTTTTCATTGGGAGGTTCTCATGCGACGCGGCTCTTCTTCGGCTTCCCGCTCGTCCAGCAGCGGGAGCGGCGGCAACTCATCCCGCTCACGCTCGAAGGGCTCAACGCTTTCCGGCGTCGGCTTCTCGAAAGAGCGAATATCCCAATACCGCAAACAGGGCTTATCCGACGAACGTATATCGAAGCTATGGCAGGATACCCTCAAGATGCGCGCGTTGATGAAGAAACGCAAGGAACAGGGAGTCAGCGATCTTGAAGCCGGTGTCTCCCAGTCTTGGAAAGTCGCGGACGCCAAGAACTCTCGCATGGTTTTAAAGCGCGTTGCCGAAGGGCGTAACTTCGGCCGAGACGTGAGCCTGCGGCAGTACTGACCTTCCCCATAACGATGTTTCCCCTTGTTTACCCAAATTGTGAAGGAGGTGAATCATGCGAAACCTGTTCCAGCGTGCCGGCAATGCGGTGCGTAACGTTGCCGGTCGTATCCGCAGCGCTTTTTCTCGCGGCGGCTCGCGCTCCTCCGGCTCCTGACATTTAGATTCGAGGTGATCAAGTTGGCCAAGACCACGATAACGCAGCCGACGCTGCCTGACGACATCGAATGGCCGAAGGCTACCGTGCGCTGGTGGGAGCATCTGGCTTCCACCCCCGGCGCGGACTCGTGGACGGAGGCCGACTGGGACAACCTCATGAACGCCGCCCTGATCCACGCGGACATCTGGGGTTCCGGCAATTTCGCCAGCGTGCCCATACTGAACAAGCTGCTGCAGGATTACGGCATCACACCAGCCGCACGCAGGCAGATCATGCCGGCGAAAGCCCAGAAGCAGGAGCGGCATACGCCGCTCGATGAGATAGCCGAACGACGGAAGCTGAGGGTGATCGAGGGTGGCAAGGCGAAGAGGCGTACAGGAACCTAGCTTCGCTCTGGTTCCAAAGCACGCGCAGTCCGAGGGAGGCGAGGCGTGCGCGCTCGCAGCCGGCTACGACATGAAGCCGGATAAGTGGCAGCGCATCGTGCTCGAGGGGTGGCTCGCCACGGATTCGAAGCTGCAATGGGCGGCGTCGGATTGCGGGTGCGCGGTGCCGCGCCAGAACGGCAAGAACGCGATTCTCGAGTTCACGGAGCTGTACCTTGCCGCGATCCTCGGCATGAAGATTCTGCATACGGCGCATGAGGTGAAGACCTGCCGCAAGCATTTCCTGCGTATGAGATACTACTTCGAGAACGCGCGCAAGTTCCCCGAACTGTCGGAACTTGTCACCTACATTCGGGCCACGAACGGCCAGGAGGCCATCGTGTTGAAGAACGGTGGCAGCATTGAGTTCATCGCCCGTTCGAAGAGTTCGGGCCGTGGCTTCACGGTGGACGTGCTGGTGTGCGACGAGGCGCAGGAGCTGACCGACGAGCAGATGGAGGCCATACAGCCCGCCATCTCGTCGGCACCCTCGGGCAATCCGTTGACCATCTACACGGGAACACCGACCCCGCCGACCTCGCCGGGCACGGTGTTCGCGCGCATGCGCCGCAACGCGCACAGGGACAAGCCGCCGAAGAACCTGTGCTGGTTCGAATGGGCGGCGACCGAGATAGGCGACGTGCACGACCAGCAACGCTGGTACCAATACAATCCAAGTCTCGGCACCCGACTGCTGAAAAGCGTGGTCGTTTCCGAGTCGGAGAAGATGACCCCTGACGGTTTCGCCCGCGAACGTCTCGGCTGGTGGAACGATCAGGCCGGCGCGCTGTCCGACATCGACTTGGATGCTTGGGCCGAATGCAAGACCGACAAGCCCTGCATGGACGGCTACAACTCGTATGCGGTCAAGTTCAGCGCGGACGGCGCGAACGTCACCCTCGTGGCGTGCGTGCGCCCGCCCCGCAAGTCGGGTGAATTGCCTCACGTGGAGGTCATCGCCTCGCGCAGCATGCGCGGCGGCACCGGCTGGCTGGCCGACTGGCTGACCGCCGAGAAGGACGGTGCGGAACGATGGCGCAACGCCATCGGCATCATCATCGACGGGCGCGTGGGAGCGCCCACCCTGGTCAACAGCCTCATCGACAAGGGCGTGTCGAAAAGAGTGATCGTGGTTCCGCGCCCTTCCGACGTGGCGGACGCTTGTTCGATGCTCGAACAGGCCGTGAACGACCATGGGCTTACCCATTTCGGCCAGCCTCTGCTTGACGAGGCGGTGGGTCATGCGAAGCACAGGAAAATCGGAGACGGGTTCGGCTACGAGACGTCCATGGAGAACATCGACGTGAGTCCCGTGGAAGCGGTGGCTCTCGCGTATTGGAACGTCAAGACTTCCAAACGTCATCCGGGAAGAAGAGCAAAGGCGGTGGCATTCTGATGCAGATTCCCAGTCTTGAAAACGTGCAGGTCGATAATCTGCCCGACGAGTGCCGAGAACCGTGGGATTTGATGATACGTCAATGGTCCCAGAAGCTCGAACGTAACCTTTTGCGCACCAAATACTACGACGGACGAAACGAGCTTAAGAATCTGTCCATCGCTGTGCCGGACAGCATGGCGGGGATAAGCGAGGTCGTGGGCTGGCCGCAGAAATCGGTGGACGCTTTGGCCGACCGCATCGTGTTCGATGGTTTCGTTGGAGTCGGCGACGACGGCCGCGACCCGTTGGGTTTGGATTCGATTCTTTCCGACAACGACTTCGACGTGGAACTGCCGCAGGCCATCCGCAGCGCGCTCACCCATTCATGCTCGTTCCTGAATGTGCGCAGCGCGGAACCCGAGGATGGTCTGCGCTCGAAGGTGTCGGTATCGTTCCGCAGCGCGCTCTATGAGACCGGCCTGTGGGATTACGCCCGTCGCGGCCTGTCGGCGGCGTTGTCGATAACCGATATCGACCGTTCCCAGTACGCGCAGGCGAACACCATCGTGCCTTCCGAGCTCATGCTCTACATGCCCGGCTACACGATTCGTATACGCCGCGCGCAATCAGGCCGCTATCATGCGGACGCTCCCCGGAACACGTACATGGATCATGTGCCCGTTTACCTGATCCCCTACCATCAGGACCTGAACCGCCCCTTTGGCCGCTCGCGCATCAGCCGCGAGGTCATGAGCATCACCGACACGGCGGTTCGCACCATGCTGCGCATGGAGGTAAGCGCCGAATTCTATTCGAGCCCGCAACGCTACCTCATCGGCGCTGACGAGCCGCCCGAGGACAAGAACGGCAAGAAGCTGACCGGCTGGGAAGCCACCATCTCGAAGATGCTCAACATCAGCCTCAACGAGGACGGCCAGGCACCCGCCATCGGCCAGTTCACGCAGATGACCATGCAGCCGCACACCGACATGCTTCGCGCCCTCGCGGCACGCATGAGCGGCGCGACCGGCGTACCGCTCAGCCAGTTCGGCGTGATGACGGACTCCGGCCCTTCCTCGTCCGACGCGATCATGGCGGCGGAAAGCGAGCTTGTCATCGAGGCGAAGAACGCCTGCCGCGCCATCGGCGTGCAGCTACGCAAGGCCGCGAGGGACATCGCCATACTCAACGGCACCAGCGAGGACAGCGACGAGCTCGACCGCCTGCAGGTCAACTGGCGTGACCCCGAACGCCCATCGCAGGCCGCGCTCTCCGATGCCATCGTGAAGCAGGTGACGGCCATTCCATGGCTCGCCAACTCCGACGTGGTGTTGGAGAAGCTCGGCTACACGGATTCCGACATCACACGCCTGTTGGCCGACAAGCGCAAGGCCGAAACCCGCAGCGTGCTTGACTCCCTCGTGAACGGAGGCAACAAGGATGACGGACAACCGGCAACTGAACCAGTTGCAAGCCAGCCAAGCCAGGGCGGTGGAACTGGCACGCCGCGATCTGGCGAAACTGTGGGAGACGCTGCAACAGCTCAGCCCTGAATGGCAGCGTGACATGCTGCTCGACTACGTGCCGCAACTGGTCGTCAAATACGGCGACCTCGCGGCGCAGGCCGCCTACGAATGGTATATGCGCGTTCGTGGCGAATCGGTGCCAGACCCGTGGGAGTACGACCTATCCGACTCGTTCCCCGGCGATGGCATCGACAAGACGATACGCTGGCAGGCCGGCCACCTGTGGACTGACCCGCAGACCATGCAGGCGTATCTGGTCGGCGCGATGCAACGCTGGGTCATGTATTCGGGGCGAGAAACCGTTGCCCGCCTGTGCGAGCACGACCCGTCCAAACCCCGGTACGCGCGCGTACCGAGAGGCGCGAAGACGTGCGCGTTCTGCACGATGCTCTGCTCGCGCGGCTGGGTGTACCGCAGCGAGAAGACCGCGAAATACGCCAAAGGCTCGTTCAGCCTGTTCCACGACGACTGCGACTGCCAGATCGTACCAGAATGGGACCGCGACCAAGCTCACATCGAGGGGTACGATCCCGACCGCATGTACGCGGAGTATCTGAACGCTCGTTCGAAGATCGAGAACGACGAGCTGGACGATGACACCTATCGGATGATAAAGGCCACCACAAAAGGCGACCCCGAGAATCCGAACGACCCGAACACGATCACCTATGTGATGCGCCGACTCTACCCCGACCGCTACAAGGACGGCTACGGGGTGCCACGACCATCGCACTCGAACTGAGATTTTCCACAACCACCCGCACGGGTGGTTTTTTTATGCCCGAAACGGGCCCAACCCACTAGGAGGAACCATGACCGAAGAGGCCAACGGCAACCAGCAGGCGGCATCGACCGAGAACGGAGCGAAGCCGCCCGAAATCGACTACGAGGCCAAATACAAGGAGGCCGTCGCCCATTCCCGCGAATGGGAGAAACGCGCCAAGGACAACAAAGCAGCCGCCGACGAGCTGCAACAGCTCAAGGAGGCCCAGCTGTCCGAAGCCGAAAAGACCGCCAAGCACATCAAAGAGCTTGAAGCCAAGAACGCCGCCTACGAGGCGGAAAAACAGCAGAACGAATGGAAGACGCAGGTCTCCAAGGAAACCGGCGTGCCCACCGGACTGCTGCACGGCTCCACCCTCGAAGAGATGCAGGCCAACGGAAAGGCGCTCGCCGACTACATCGCCGACAAAACCAAGCCCACGGTGCATGCCGCATCCGAATCCAACCAGCCGCCCGCACCTTCCGGCTCGTCCGGCGATTGGCTGCGCGATGAGTTCCTCAAGCAGAAACGCAAATAATCCACCTCATAGAAAGAAGGTATGACGATGGCTTCCAACGTGAACTCCATCATCACCAGCGGCGACCTCGGCGGCGGACTCATCCCCACCGAATACGCCACCCAGATTATCCAAGACGCTCCCAAGTCGAGCGTATCCCTGACCCGCATGCGTCAGATTCGCATGAGCACCCGCACGCGCACGCAGCCGGTGCTTGATTCCAAGCCGATCGCCTACTGGGTTGGCGGCGATACCGGCCTCAAGCAGACCACGAAGATGAAATGGTCTGGCCTGAGCATCACGGCCGAGGAGCTTGCGGCCATCGTGCCCATCCCGGAGGCCGTCATCGCGGATTCCGGCATCCCCATCTGGCCGGAGGTCATGCCGCGTCTGGCTTCCGCGCTTGGCTACAAGCTGGATCAGGCGACACTGTTCGGCGTGGACAAGCCGTCCAGCTTCCCTGACGGCATCATCCCGCAGGCCATCGCGGCGCACAACATGCTCACCCAGGGCAAGGACCTCGCCAAGGACGTTGCCAGCATGGGTCAGAAGCTCGCCGAACAGGGCTTCGCCATGAACGGCTTCGCCAGCAAGCCGGGCCTGAACTGGGAACTTATCGGCCTGCGCAACGCCAACGGCAGCCCGATCTACGTGCCCTCGCTCGCCTCCGGCGCGCCGTCCACCCTGTACGGCTTCGGCCTCAACGAGGTAGACAACGGCGCGTGGGATACCACCAAGGCCGTGCTGCTCGGAGCCGACTGGTCGAACTTCGTGGTCGGCATCCGTCAGGACATCACCTACAAGATGCTTGACCAGTCGGTTATCTCTGACGATAACGGCAAGGTGATTCTGAACCTCGCGCAGCAGGATTGCGTCGCCATGCGCGTCGTGTTCCGCGTCGGCTTCCAGATCGCCAACCCCATCAACGACGTGCAGCCGGACAAGAGCAAGCGCTTCCCGGCGTACGTCATCACGCCGGCATCGGTGACCGGCAGAGAGTGATGGCCATGGGACTGAACAAGCAGATACAGTTCGTGCGTCAACCGAAGCCGACTGACGGCGAGATTATCGCTCAGGTGGCCGTTTTTGACGGGGAAGGCAATCCGGTCGATGTCGGCGGCGCTCCCACCGCCGACACGCTTGCCGGTGCCACCGACACCGGCAAGGCGGTGCTCAAAGCCACGGATGCAGCCGGCGCGCGCAAGGCCATTGGCGCGGGAACGTCCAGCTTCAGTGGAAGCTACAACGACCTGTCGAACAAGCCGACGATTCCGCCCGCCTACACGCTGCCCGCCGCCACGGCTGAGGCGTTGGGTGGCGTCAAGAAAGGTGCCGCGATCCCGGATCTCGCGAGCGGCGCGGATGCGGCGGTCATCGCCACGAAGGTCAACAGCATCCTCGCCCAGTTGCGCGCGATCGGTGTCATCGCCGTCTGACGTGGGGAGGTGCGTTATGGCCGACGAAACGGAAGAAAACCCATTTGCCACGCATTTGGAATTGGCCAAACGCTGGAAGCAGATGCCGGACGACCCGGATTATGTTGACCAGCGGCTGGCCGATGCATCGCAGTTCATTCGCGAACAGTGCCCCGATTGGAGGAACATATCGCGGGCGACGCTTGAACGCATCGCCTGCGAGCTCGCCAAGGATGTGATCTCGTCCGACATGCAGACCGAGGGTGCCGGTTTCGATACGACCGGCGCCAGCAATCTCAGTCTCACGGCGGGCGATTTCACCCAGTCGATGACTTTCTCGAATCCTCGCGGCGAATTCTACCTATCCAAGGGACAGAAGAAGGCGCTCGGCCTCACCGGCCAACGCTTCTACAGCGTCGACCTGTCAAATGGGGAGGCGTCATGAGGGGCGAGACCGTAAAGGTGTTGCGCTACACGCCGACCGGCGAAACCGACCCCGCGGGCTCACCAGTCACGAAGGTCGATATCGAATCGGTGGGTAACGTGCTCGTCTCGCCCGGCGCGATGAGCAACGCCACCGACTCGCTGCGCCCAGATGGCGTGACCGTGGCGTTCACCTGCCTCTTCCCCCGCAGCTACGCATACCGGAGTCTGCGCGGGGCGATGGTGCGCATCGATTCCCATGACTACAAGGTGATCGGAGACCCGAGGCCTTTGGACGGCGGCATGAAACCGACCGCATGGAACCTCAAGGTCGAAGTCACCGACACGGATGGATAGGGCATGAAACGGGTGAAACTGAATTATTCGGCGTTTCAGGCATACCGGCGCAACGAGGGTTCCAAGGCCGCCGTCAGCGAGGCTCGGAAGCTCGCGGCGAGGGCGAACGCCATGGGCTCGCCCACATACGCGGGCCAGCCCCTGTACACGGCGTTGGGCCCTCAGGCCAACCCCAAGGGAGCCACCGCGCTCGTGCACACGGAGAACACCGCCGCGCGCTTCGACAACGCGGCCCACAACACGTTGGCCAAGGCGTTGGGAGGTGGCGGCTGATGGCGGTCAACGCTGAAAAACTCGTCATGGACTGGCTCAACGCGGACCCGACGATCAAGGCCGAATATCCGGCCAGTTTCGATGTGCCCGCCGAATCATCGGCCACGCACCCGATGCCGTTCGTCACCGTCGAACAGGTCGGCGGCACGGACGAACAATTCCGTTCGCTGCCCCTGGTCGCGGTGCAGGTGTGGGGCGAGTCGCGCTGGCTGGCCTCCGAGGCCGCGGCGAAACTCATACTCCCCCGACTCAAACGCATAACGGAGTTGCCCGAGGTCGCCGCCATCGACGTCACGGGCAGGACGCATTTCCCCATGCCCGACGGGCGGCCCCGCTACCAGATACTCATACAACTCACCGTCAAATCAGACGACTAACGAAAGGTCTAAATCATGGCTGGTTCCACAACCAACGATTCCACCATGGTGTCGTTGGGCAAGTTCAAGGTCGGCGGCTACGCCTACTGGGCACCGTCCGGCACCGCGCTGCCCACCGATTCCTCCACCCCGCTGGCCGCGGCGTTCAAGCTGCTCGGCTACCTGTCCGAGGACGGTTTGGCCAACGCGACCGACACCGACACCACCGAGATCAAGGACGCCAACGGCACGACAGTGATGAAGGTCATCACCAGCTACGCCGAGTCCTACCAGTTCGCGCTGCTGGAGGTGCTGCGCGCCGAGGCCGCCAAGATGCGCTACAACTCGGACGCGGTCACCGGCACGGATAAGAGCATGACCATCAAGCACCAGATGCCCTCCGACGAGGACTTCGTGCTCGTGTTCGAAATCGCGATGAGCGGCGACATCAAGGACCGCCTCGTGATCGGCAACGGCACGCGAGCCGAGTTCGGCGACCGCCAGGTGCATGCCGGCGACGCGCAGGTGTACGACACCACCGTGTCCGCCAACGACATGGGCAACGGCGTCACCGCCATCGAATACATCGGCAGGGCCACGAAGGTCAGCGAGAGCGCCGCCGTCACCGAGGCCCTGCTCGGCAAGGTCGTCGACCCGGCCAACGGCGACGAGAACGCCGAAACCGGCGAAGAGGTTCCGGCCGCCGAATGACGGTTCTTCCCGCGTCGCGCTTCGAACGACTTCCCACGACGCGGGAACCTTTTCTTCGTTCAACCGTGGAAGTCGTTTTCACTAGTCTTTTGGAGAAGTCATCATGTCACGAAACCGCCACCGTTCCGGCAACCCCGCCAACAATGTTCCCGGCAGCCGTCCGCAGGATCACAAGCCCGCGCAGGGCAAGCCACGCACCGTCACCGTCAAAGGGCTCGTCCTGACACTGGACCCGGCCAAGCTCAACGACTGGGAGCTCATGGAATCCCTCTACGACCTCCAGTCCGACCCACAGAACAATGCGCTGAGCGTGGTACCGTTCCTGCGCGGCATGTTCTCAGCCAAGGACTACGGGCGCATCAAGAACCGTCTGCGCGACCCCGAAACCGGACGCATCACCGGAGACGCCATGGGCGAGTTCCTGCAGGAACTGTTCGCGCGTCTGAACGAGGAATCCCCAAACTCCTGACGCTCGTATACCTGCTGCATGCCTGCCCCGACCAGTTGGCGGCGGACATGCGGCGCGTATACGGGCTTAGCGTCTATGAGCTGGATCCATTGGAAGCGGCAGCGCTGGCGGTGAACCTGCCTGCGGGCTCACTGGTGTGGCAGAGGCTGGACGTTCCGGCCGCCTGGACGCTCGACCAGTATCTGATGGCCGCGCGGATCGACCAGATGAACATGTGGATGTGGGGCAACGCCGACCCGAAGAAACGCGGCCCACAACCCGAACCGCTGCCACGACCCGGCAACGGAAGCGGCCATGCCGTCGCGAACCCCTCCAATCCGGAGGACTCCGGGGAAGCAACGCGCAGGACGCGCACCATCAAGCCCATGGCCCTGACCGTCGCCGAACTCGACGAGTTCATGAGCCGCGACTTCACGGACGTGGAGACGAAACCCTTCACCCACAACGAATAACCGAATAGAGAGGCACGGTCATGGCATACCAGCTGGCTCAGGCGTACGTGCAGATCGTGCCCAGCATGAAGGGCGTGGGCAAGGCCATCGAAAGCGCGTTCGACGGGCCATCCAAATCGGTCGGCCAGAAAGCCGGCGACACCGCCGGCGGCGGCTTCTCCAGGGGATTCTCCGCGAAGCTCGGCGTGATCAGCGGCGTCGCATCCAGCATCGCCACGAAGGTCATCGGCGTGTTCTCCGGCCTGTCCGGGCAGATCCTCGACGCATCGGATTCGACCCGGAAGTTCGCACAGACACTGGACTTCGCCGGCGTCGGGGCCGACCAGATCAAGAAACTGACCACGTCCACGCAGGAGTACGCGAACAAGACCGTCTACGGCATCGACGACATCCGCAACACCACCGCCCAGCTGGCCGCCAACGGCGTGCCGAACTACGACAAGCTCGCCGAAGCGGCCGGCAACCTGAACGCGGTCGCGGGCGGCAACAGCGAAACGTTCAAAAGCGTCGCGATGATGCTCACCCAGACCGCCGGCGCAGGCAAGCTGACCACGGAGAACTGGAACCAGCTGGCCGACGCGATCCCAGGCGCTTCGGGCAAGCTCCAGGAGGCGATGCTCAAGAACGGCGCGTACACGGGCAACTTCCGCGACGCGATGGCCAATGGAGAGATCACCTCACAGGAGTTCAACGACGCGCTCATGCAACTGGGCATGAACGACGGTGCCATCAAGGCGGCGGAAAGCACGCAGACGTTCGAGGGCGCGTTCGGCAATCTCGAGGCCACCATCGTGGACGGTGCGGCGAACATCGTCAACACCGTCAAACCGTACATCACCGGAGCGGTCACTGCGTTGGGCGACGGCATCGGCAAGGCCATGCAATGGGTCAACGACTTCACGGGCGCGCTCATGAAAACCGAGGGCGTGCAGACGTTCGCCAACGGGGTGAAAAGCATCGCCGGCGCGGTCGGTTCGATCGTCGGCCCGTTCGCCGGCGTCATCGGCAGCCTGCTCGGCTTCACCGGCGGCGCGGACAGTGCGGGCGGGGCCGCCCAACAGCTCTCTAATATTCTGGGCATCATCGGCGGGATCCTCCAATCGGTCGGTACGTTCGTCCAGCAGAACGCCGACTGGATGCAGGCGCTTGCCATAGCCGTCATGGCGGGATATGGCGCGTTCCAATTGTTTTCGATCATTCAGACCGTGGTCGGTTTCGTCAAGGCGTTCAGCGTGGCCGAAACCGCGGCCACTGCAGCCCAGTGGCTGCTGAACGCGGCCATGAGCGCGAACCCGATCATGATACTGGTCGTGGCGATAGCGGCACTCGTGGCTGGTATTGTCTGGTTCTGCACGCAGACTGAGACCGGCCGGCAATTATGGGCCGATTTCACCGGCTTCCTGCAGACAGCTTGGCAGAACATCACCGATTTCTTCCAGACCACGTGGCAGAACATCACGCAATGGTTCTCCAACGCGGCCGCGAACATTCAGAACGGATGGAACGCGCTGACCGCGTTCATCGGTTCGGTTCCCGGCAGGATACAGGCGTTCTTCGCAGGCATCGGCCAATGGTTCGCAAACAAGTTCAACGAGGTCCGCAACGGCATAGCCAACGGCTTCAATTCGGCGGTCTCGTTCATCGCCTCCATACCGGGCCGCATCCTCAGCGCGCTCGGCAATCTCGGAGGCCTGCTGTGGAACGCGGGCGCAAGCATCATGCAGGGCTTCCTCGACGGTCTGAAAAGCATCTGGCACAACATCACGAGCTTTGTGGGCAATATCGCCGGCTGGATCGCCGATCACAAGGGACCGCTCCCCTACGACCGCAGGCTGCTGATTCCCGCCGGCGAGGCGATCATGGGCGGTTTCCGTAAGAGCCTGAACGCCGGCTGGCGGCAGGTGCAGGCGGACATCATGGGCATGAACGTGGGACTTTCCAACGGGTTCGCGGCCCCGGGCTACGTGTATGGCGGCTCCGGCATGGACTACACGCCCAACACCGGTTCTGTGTCGAACGTGCATATCACGAACTACTATCCACAGGCCGACCCGTGGCCACTCGCCACGAACGACAGTCTCGACAAGCTGACGGTCGGAATCTAAAGGGGGTTGCTTATGGCCGGTGTCGATTACGCGCTCAACGGCGTGGCCCTCGACTCCCAGTATTGCCGGGTCACGTTGGGCAGCACCCTGTTCGCTGGGGTCTCCGTGTCCCGCAGCAAGGTGTCCGCGCCGTTCCGGCATGGCACGATCCCCTCGGAGGTGACGCCGACGTTCGGAGAACGGTCGGCGACCCTCAAGGTGGCCGCGTTCGGGGCGGGCGCGATCGGCCATGACACGGGGCATGGCATGGATTCGAGCCGTCTGGCCCGCCTGTGCACGACGCCGTATCCGGTCCTGTCGCGCACCGTCAACGGTCAACTCCAGCAGGCGGTCGTGGAGCTCGCCAGCCTCGAGGCGGACGACGGGGGCACCGTGTTGGACAGGCTCACTCCGTTCACGGCGGTGTTCGCCATGCCTCAGGTGTGGTGGCGAGACCCGGTCGCGTATGACCGTCCGGTCGCGGCGAATGGCACGGCGTTCCTGTGGCCCGCCGCATGCCGGTGGGCGCAGCCTTATTGGACGCGGTGGGAGGTCGAGCCGAACAACAGCACGTCGCTGCTGGCGGATTTCGTGACCATGTGGATTGGCGAGCCGAACAACTCCCCCTCGTTGCTGATCCCGTTGTCCGCCGGCCTGCCCGACGGCATGTTCGGTGACGCTCCCGTCAACGACCTGATCATACGGCTACCCAAGGGCGTGAGCAACGCCTCGGTCACCGACCCCGCGTCGAACACGGGAGTCATCTGGCAGGGCGCGGCCAACGCGAACGCCTACACGTATGTGGACGTGGGCAACTGCCTCGCATGGCAGTCCACGTCGGACCACCAGTGGACGCAGGCGGGCACGGACGTGACCGGCGGCTTGGATTATCCGGCCAACGGGCTGCTGCAATGCTGGCCGAACCCGACCGACAACGGCTACCGGCTCACGTCAAAGCTCACCGGTTCGGCTGAGCCGCTGCTCGTGCATGCGCACCGCGCATGGTGGTAGACCGTATTCCCCTTCTATGCAGTTTCTCCGGCGTCATGCAATTTCCGCGCCGGTTTTTAACGTTTGGAGTCCACCATGGTCAAGACCTTGCATGCCCGTCTCGTCGCCTACCTGCCCAACGGAGGCAGGCTCGGCAACCTGCCCGCCCCGCTCTCATGGGACGCGAGCATCGTCAACAACGACCTCGGAGCGCTCAAAGTCGTCTACAGCCGTCGCGCCATCGGCGGCGGAATCCTGAAACGCGGCCTCGAACAGGGGCTCGAAATCGGACTCGAAGTCAGCGACGGCGGAGCATGGAGCGAACCCTACAACTGCCGGTATCTGCTCATCGGCCGCTCCCGCAACGCGGAGGACGTGAGCGATACGGTGACGCTCACCTGCCAAAGCATTGGCTGGCTGACCAACAAGATCCTGAACAACGACACCGCGCATCTCATCCAGGATGGGGACAACAAGGGCAAACGAGCTTTTCTGTCGAAGAACCCCGGCACCATCATCAGAACGATTCTCGATGAGAACAAGGCCCGCAAGGGTGCCGGCCTCGTTTTGGCCCCCGGTTTCGACACCGGCAAGGACGCGGCTGGCGCGAACTGGAAGAGCGTATACACGCTCTACTACTCGTTGGGCACGAGCCTGAACAGCATGCTTTCGAGCATGGTTGGCGGCGGCGCGATCGACTGGCGTACCGAGGGCCGCACCCTCAGAATCTGGAACGCCGACAGCACGAATCTGAGCCGTGACCTGTCGGGCCGCGTGCATGTCAGCATGGCGCACGACGTACTCGAGGCACCCGAAGAGGAAAGCATCGAAGACCTCTCCAGCGATATCCTCGTGGAGGGTGACAACGGGCTAATCTTCCGCGAGTCGAATCCGGCGGCACCCACCCCGTGGGGTGGCTGGGAATCCTATGTCTCTCAGGGTGGAGTCTCGGACGAGGCCACCGCCAAGGCGTTCATGCAGACCACATTGGCCAGCGCGGCCCGTGTGCGCGGCCAGTACACGCGGTCGCTGCTCGTCACCAACGCCGAATCATTGCCGTTGGTGGACTACAGGCCCGGCGACTGGATCACCGCGCCCACCGTCCAGCACGGAGAGAAGGTGCGAATCCAACAGGTCACCGTCAGCCTCGACTCCAACGGACTCAAGGCCTCGATTACCCTCAACGACAAGGTATACGACTCTCAGGTGCGGGCCGCGAAGAAAATCAAGGGCATCACCGGCGGCGCGGCGTTGGCGGGAAGCGAGGGCGGCACGACCGCCTCGTCCGACCGTGACCATCGCGTGCCGAAGGCCCCTCTCGGATTGATCGTGCGGACCGACGCGTACATCGGCGGCGATGGCTACGCCCATGGATTGGCGACCGCCATGTGGAGCGCGGTCACGCAGGCCACGAACGACACGGCCATCGATATATCGTCGTACCGCGTCGAATGGCGCAAGCACGTGGACGGTGCGCCCTGGCATGCGGCCGGCACGACCGATAAGACGCAGCTTGGTTTCGGCGGCTTGGATTGCGGCACGCAAATCGAGGTGCGCGTCAGGGCAGTGCCGACGTATTCGGACAAGCTCGGCGAATGGTCGGCAGTCGTGGTGGCCACCGTCGAATCGGATACGACGCCATGCTCCGTGCCGTCGAGGCCGGTCCTCGCGTCCGAGTTGGGCGTGGTGACCGTCCATTGGGACGGCAGGACCTCCACCGGCGCGTCGATGGAATCGGACTTCGACCATATCGAGGTCGGCGAGGGCGTCAATGCGGCCGGCATGACCGTCATCAGCGCCACCCAGTCCGGTCGTGGCGATTATCTTGTGACCGGTCTGGCCGCCGGTTCCCGGCACTCCTATGCGCTGAGGTCGGTCGATCATGCGGGCAACCGTTCCGACTGGTCGGCCATCGCTTCGGTGACGGTCGCGTCGGCGGTCTCGCCGGAAGAGGTCAAGCAAATCCAGAAGGATTTGGCTGACAACAAGACGGCTTTGCAGGATAATACGGCGAAGCTCGATCAGGCGCGGAAGGACATCCAAGCCAACAAGTCGAATCTCGACACGGCGAATCAGACGCTCACGCAGGCCAAGGCCGATCTGTCTCAGGCCCGGAAGGACATCGCGCAGACCAAAAGCGACCTGACCACCGCGAACGGAGAAATCTCGAAGGCCAAGGAATCGGCGGCACAGGCGTATGCCGAAGCCCATAGCAAGAATCATACGTTTCGCGGTCCCGACGAGCCGAAGAACAATCTCATCGTCGGCGACCTGTGGCTCAAAACGCAGAAGTACTGGACCCGCTGGCAAGGCGAGAAGAATAATTCCCCGTCCATGCTCGCGGACTTCTACACGTATTGGACCGGCGCGCCAAACGCCAGCCCGTCCGTGCTCGTGCCGCTCTCTGACCGCGTGATCGATACGCTTGTCTGGGATGGCTCCGCGTGGAACCACATGGGCTATGCCGACGTGGAGAACAATGCGAAGCAGATCGAGCAGGCTAAGGCGGATATCGCGGACAACGCGGCGAAGACCACCGACGCCAAGAAGACTGCCGAGAACGCCGCTGCCGCAGCGAAAAACGCGCAGGGCACGGCTGACAGTGCGAAGAGCGCTGCGGGCACCGCGCAGTCCACCGCCGACGCGGCGAACGCTGCCGCGAAGAGCGCGACGACAACGGCAGGTCAGGCCAAGGATGCGGCCAACGCGGCAAACGCCGCCGCCGAGAGCGCGAAGAAGACCGCTGGCAATGCGGAGACACTGGCGAACACCGCCAATGCTTCGGCCAATGCGGCCAAGTCGGACGCTTCCACCGCGAAGACCGATGCGGCCAACGCCAAGGCCACCGCTTCGAACGCTTCGAGTGTGGCGACGCAGGCGAAGGCCACGGCTGACAGTGCGGCCCAGTCAGCCACCGATGCGGCGAATGCCGCGCAGAAGGCGAATACGGCTGCTGCCGCCGCCGCTGGCGTGGCGAACGGCAAGGCCGACGTGCTCATCCAAAGCACTGCGCCGGACGCTTCAATGCGCAAGGCTACGACCCTCTGGATTGACACCACCGGTGGCGCGAACACGCCGAAACGGTGGAACGGCAGCACATGGATGGCGGTGACGGACAAGGCGGCCACGGATGCGGCCAATGCGGCTGTCAAGGCACATGCTGCCGCGCAGACGGCGCAATCAACGGCCGACAAGGCTCAGACCGCAGCCGCGAACGCGGCCGCGCAGGCGAATCAGGCGCAGGCCGCAGCTAAAAAGGCTCAGACCACCGCCGACGGCAAGAACCTGATCTACCGTGGCCCGGACGAACCCGCGCATGATGGGCTGAAGCCGGGCGACATGTGGTGGCGCACCCAGAAGTATTGGACGCGCTGGCAAGGCGAGAAGAACAATTCGCCCAGCCTCATGGCCGACTTCTACACGTACTGGCAGGGAGCGCCGAACAACAGTCCGAGCGTCTTGGTGCCGTTGTCCGACCGCGTGGTCGAAGTCCTGACGTGGGACGGCACCCGCTTCACGCCGTTCGACCTCGTGGCCAACAATATTCTGGCTGCCGGCACGGTGGCCGCGAAGCATCTCGCCGTGGATTCCGTGACCGCCGAAAAGGTCAAGGCCAATGCCATCACGGTGGACAAGCTCGCCGCCAACAGCGTGACGACGGAGAAGCTTGTGTCCGATGCGGTGACAGCCGCGAAACTCGCAGCCGACAGCGTGCAGGCGCGCAACATCGTCTCGCTCGCCATCACGACCGACAAGTTGGCCGCGAACTCGGTCACGACTGCGAAGCTCCGCGTGACGGAGGACATGACCGTGGCGCTCCTGAATGTCCATAAGATTCAGGCTGGCGACATCGTGGCTGGCGCTGTCACGACCGACAAGCTGGCCTCCAACAGCGTTAACGCCGACAAGCTGGCGGCGAACTCGGTGAACGCTTCGAAGATCGTGTCCGGCGCGATCACCGCCGACAAGATGGCGGCAAACAGCGTGACGGCTGTCAAGATCGCGGCTGGCACTATCACGTCCGACAAGGTGGCGGCAGGCCAATTCCATGGTTATGTGTTCACCGGCGCGATATTCCAAAGCTCCGAAGCGGCGAACACTGGCGTGAAGCTCAATTCGACGGGCCTGCGGATGTGGGATTCCAACCACAACCAGACCGTCTATCTGGACGGCGAGGGCGGGTCGAACCTGCTGACCGGCACGTTCCAGACGAGCCTCACCGGCCGTCGAATCATAATCTCACCGACGTTCCGCCAGACGATTGGCGGCGGCGATGACAGTACCGAAGGCTCAGGCATCAAATTCGCACACGGGCGCGACGGGCGCGACGCCTACATCGCGTCGGAATCCCGAACCCAATCTAAAGGCGAAGTCTCCACCATCGTAATCAACGGAGGCCGGCTGAGCGACACCGATCCGGGGTCGTTCATGAGTTTGGGCGAATACAAGGCTGCGGACAACACCACCAAAACCGGCGAAGCCTTCCTAGCCGCTTACCGTGATTATTCCAAAGACAGCCAGGCCGGTTACGCGCAACTGTACTTAGGGGCCGACCCGTCGGCCAAATACCATACATTCGCCGAACTCTCAGCGACGGACCCGAACGGCAGTGTCGGCGTACAGGCGGACATCAACTCCGGGTATCTGTACCTCGGCGGATTCCTCGGCCGGCTCGGCGCGGGGCGCGGAACGTTCCAGACGGCCTATTTTCGTGGCGGGATAATGAGCGGCGAAGGATGGGTGACGCAGACGTGCACGTATGGCGCACCGGCCAAATATGGCTTATACCATGCGCACGTCTCCTCCGACGCCATGGGGTCGATCATGGTCGGCTCGAACAACGATTCGCCGAGCGGCTGCGGCCTGTGGGCGCGTGGCGTCGGCAACGGCGTCAACATCGCCTACGGCACTCAGCTACTCGCCATCCTGGCCAAACAGTAGGAGGTGCGATGGAAACGAACATCAACGGCGACGTGTTGACCGTGACCGGTGACGACGGGACGGGTCATCTCATCCCGTTGGACGCGATCGCCTCGTGGGGCGAGCTCCTCGGCTGCGACACGGACATGGAAACGGTCGCGGCGATCATACGGGTGCGGTCGAACAGGTCAGACCCGGGCGTCATCGACCCGGACACCGGACGCAACGCTTGGACCAGCGCCTACGAGCAGGTGGAGCGCGACGAGTTGGCGGACCGTCAGCAGACGCGCATGGCCGCGTTGCATCCCGTGCTCACGGCGTCCGGCGCGTTGTCGCCGGACGGTCGCGAGGAGACCCGTCGCCTGCTCGGATTGGACGCGATGCCCGTCATGGAGGATGCGGACGATCGGCTAGCCGCCACGCTGGCCGGCGTGGCCGACCGCATCGCCGTGAAGCGCGACCGGTTCCGCCGACAGTCGATCGATTATCTGACCGACCGTCGGCGTTGACGCGGGCCGGACGGACGGCCACGCGCATCGACTCCGCCGGGATGACCGGCGAAAAAAGGGAAACAACACAACAGCAAAAGGAGTAATCATGACAGCATCTGACGTCCCGCAAACCGGCGCACGACCGGCGGATGGCGTGCTTGATTTGCGTCCGCCGAAGGAAAGCCTGCGCGCGGAACTGTGCCGATTGGGATTGGAGTTTTCCAGCGCTGACGGCACCGCCGAATCGTGGCGCGACTATCAGCGTGGCGTGCTTGCGACGTTCGACGGTGACGGCACATCCGTCAAAGTCACGGATGTTAAGACGAATCTCGGACGCACTTTGACGCTCGAAGAGCTTAAGGCCGTGACCCGCATCGACACGATGACCGCCGCCGACTGACCCCTGCGTTTCACCCAGTTTTTCAGCCCCTGCAATCCATGCGGATTGTGGGGGTCCCGCATATTAAAAGGAGACTTTTTTGACTCAGATTCCAGCCGACGCGAATCAGGTCATCGACCAGCTCTCGCAACAGATCGGCACACTCAACAAGCAAAACGCAATCCTGTCCAGCCAACTCGCGGCGGCCATGAAACTGATCCCGAAGGATGTGCTCGACAGTCTCGACAAGGAGGACACGAATGCAGAGGATTAACCGGTTCCCGGACCCGAATATGGCTAACACCATTTTCCAATGCATGCAAGTGCGATGCACTGTGGATTTTCCGACCGTCAGCGGCTTCCGGTGGCTGCGTGCCACGACCAGCGGAAGTGGTGACGGATACGCGCAATACGAGCTGGCGGGAGCCAATCTTCCACCGGCCGGCGTGTATCACATTCACTCAATCTGCTATGCGCGAGGCTCCGGCGCATTCTTCCGCGTCTATGCGGGCGACGGCAACAGATACACCATTTTGAACGAGACCGGTATCGCAGACGATCAGACGAAGATGATTGACGCGGACATCACGATTCCGGCCAACACGCAGCAATTGCTCATACGTGTCATACCACCATCCACGGTCGGCAAATTCATACTGATCAGGGACATCCTCGTCGAGTCCAAGTCCACTTACGACACTGCCGTTGGGGGGGGGCTTCCGGGCTTCTTCACCGGCGACACCATGCCACTCGGCTGACGCCGCGCACCGGGCCGGTGATGCCCGATGATGGTCACGAACCTATGCACGAGACCATCCTCGACCATCACCCTGTCGGCAGGCCGTTGGGTGGATATCACGACCATTCCGAAAAAGCCAGAGACGAAATATTTGGTCAGCGCCTATGTGACCGTCACCGGCGGCACTATCTCGTTGCACGGGTATGGCGACGTCAGTGCGAGCCAACGTGTCAGCTACCCGTTGACCGCCACCACTGCCGATCCGATGTCAATGCTGTATTCCGTCAGGTCAGGCAATCCGACCGTCACCGTGACGAACATGCTCATCTGCACGTTTGCCGAATATCAGGCGAACAAGACCCTGCTCGACAGCATCGGATATTTCACCGGGGACACGATGCCGCTCGCCTGACCCTCACGGGGGTGGTGGCATGAGCCGGATAACGAATCTGATTCCGAATCCACTCTTGATGTTCCCGAACAGTGCCATCTCGACACACGAGACGACCGTGCAGCATGTTGACCCTGATGGCATACTCATTACGCCAAACAGTGGTGCTGTCAATCCTCTTGCCAAGATTCGACTGCGCGAACCGGTTTCCGGTGATTTCCATTTGAACTTCTGGGTTTGCGAAGTGCCAGAAGATAGCCAATGGTATGAGAATGGTATCTGCTACGTAGCCAACGCAACAGAGAGTAGTGGAGCCCTGTTGCCTCATGGCAATACGGCCGGAACGGCATTCCTTGGTCTTGATTTCCACATGGATGACATGCAATTCGTCCAGTTGAAGTGTCCGTTGAATCATCCGCTGCGATTCTCGGCAATCAATCTGATGACACAGGCGGATTGGAAGGAATACAAGAAGCTCGTCCCAGGCCTGAGCGCACTGTACGGCGGCCTTATGCCACTGCAAAACTGATTTTTTAAGGAGATGCAATGTGTTTCAGACGTTTCTAGCTGGTTTCGGGGGTGTGGGCGGCGCGTGCGCGCTCATCACCCTGTTGCTCAGTATATGGCCGGGCGCGTTGGACGCGCTGGCGACCGGCCTGTACGCGCACGTAAGACCGGAACGCCTGCCATACGATTCGCCGCTCTCGCAGCATTTCGCCAAGACGCGACAGCTTGGCGAACGCACTGAGAATTTCGACGAGCGCATGGACGAATTGTGCCGCGACACGATCAAAAACACGATCATCAGTCTCATCTACGGCGACCAGTCGCACGACCATTCGGAAGCAGTCAGATACGAGCTCGCCAAACTCGAAAAACTCGACGCGCAATGCTGGATCGTCAACGCCGCCGAAAAATACTTGGAGGACCGGCAATGACGCATCTCATGATCGCAGGCGGCATATACCTGCTGCTGCTCGCGCCCGTCATCGTGTTCAATCATGGCGCGCACAGGCATTGATTTTCACACAGGTTTTCAAAGCCATCCCATTCCGGGATGGCTTTTCTATTGCCCCTTGACTCGGGGCGGGAAGGAGAGGATGTGAAGATCCTCGACAAAAGCAAACACAAACACGGACGCCTGCACCGGCGCGTGGGCATGACGCTGACCGCGCTCGTCGCCGCGGTCTCCATGGCGTTCGCCCCGGCGGCGATGGCCGACATGCAGGGCATCGACGTGTCCAACTGGCAGTGCGGCATCGACATCGCCAACACGCAGGCCGACTTCGTTGTCGTCGGCACCACATGGGGCACGGGACAGGTGTACAACAACTGTCTCGTGTCCGGCGTCAACACGGACGCCAACCGCATGATCGCCCAAGCGCAGGCATCCGGCAAGAAATTCGGCCTCTACCATTACGCCATGGGAGGCAACCCGGAGGCCGAAGCCCAATTCTTCTACCGGAACACGTTGAACTATTGGCGTCACGGCATCGTGGCGCTCGACTGGGAGATGGACGACAACCCCGCATGGGGCAACTGGGATTGGGTACGCCGATTCCTGGGTGAGTGCGAACGGCTTTCGGGCGGTGTGCGCCCATTGCTGTACACCGGCCCGGTCGCCGGCACCATCCCGCAGGACATCCGCGACCGATACGGCCTGTGGATCGCCCAGTACGCCAACATGAGCCCGACCGGCTATCAGGCCAATCCGTGGATGATAGGCGCGTACGGCGAGGCCATGCGCCAATACAGCGGCACCGGTGTCGTCAACACGTGGAGTCCCATCGACCTCAACATCTTCCGTGGCGACGCATGGCAGTGGGACCTGTACGCCAACCCCGCCGGCGACTCCACGCCACCGGCCACACCGGCCGCGCCCGCACAGCCGAACACTCCCCCGGCCGACACCAACACGGGTGGCATCAGCCACGTCATGCAGTGGGGCGAGACCGTCTGGGGACTCGCCGTAGCCTACAACGCGTGGCCCCTGTCCGCATGGCACACGCCAAGCGGTGACATCAACCGCTACTACGTGGGCGATGTCGTCACCTACGGCGGCGGCTCTACTGCCACCCCCGCACCGTCCACCACGTCGGGCGGCACGTACACCGTGAAGAGCGGTGACTGCCTGTCGGCCGTGTTCGGCAGTCGCTGGCCGTCGATCGCCGCGCTCAACGGACTTGTGTCGCCGTACACGATCTACCCCGGACAGGTCCTGAAGACCGACGGCGGCGCCACCGCCTCCGTGT